TACCATTCTTAAAAGTTTTGATGCCTCTATCTCCTGAAGTTAATAAGAGAGATGGAAAATATGTTGAAGGAGCAGAACCTGGTATGATTTTTAACAGCGTCACCAAAGAACTTTATGACGGTGCTAAAGGTATAAATGTATTACCATGCCACTACCTTAAACAATATATAGAATGGCAAGACCGTGGAACAAGCATTGGAGCCCCAGTTGCTATCCACAAAGCAGACAGTGACATCATGGGCAAAGTAACTCGTGATAAATTTAACAAAGACAGATTGGCAAATGGTAATTATATTGAAACCACCGCTAATCATTTTGTATTTTTATTGGGTGATAATCCATCAACTGCTTTAATTCCTATGAAATCTACATCACTAACTGTGAGTAGAAAATGGCTTACAAGCATGATGGGAATTAAGCTACAAGGAAAAAATGGTTTATTCACTCCACCAACATATAGTCACATCTATAATCTAAAGACTGTTCAAATGACTAACGACAAAGGAACATGGTTTGGATGGACGTATACTAAAGTTGGACCTGTTAAAGATAAATCAGTTTATGAGATGGCTAAAGACTTTTCTGAAAGAATAGCTAAAGGAGAAGTTCAAGCTAAAGATACATCTGATTCTGAAAAATCGGAGTCAGCTCCTTTTTAAAAATTCTAGTTAGCTAGAAACAGTGGGGCGGCAGAAGGAGACTGAAACCGCCCCCAATAAAGGATAGATCATGAATAGATTTGCTGAAATATTTAATGGCTTAAAAAGAGCCCATGGTTGTACTTACATTAATACACAACCTTCGAATGGTGAAAAATTAAAAACAAAGTCTTTTGTTAAAAGAGAAATTGTTACTTTAAAACATTACGAAGATCACTTAAACGGAGTCGAACCGACTCTAGGAATTATTCCAATTACCGATGATAATACTTGCATATGGGGATGTATCGACGTGGATAGCTATGCAGGCTTTGATCACAAAAAATTATTAAACAAAATTAAATTATTAAAACTTCCACTAGTACTATGCAGATCCAAAAGTGGGGGAGCACATATCTTTTTATTTTCCAAAACATTTATTGAAGCTAAGATTATGAGAGATAAGCTCTTTGAAATTAGAGCCATCTTAGGATTTGCAAACGCAGAAGTATTTCCAAAACAAATAGAATTAAAATCTGAAGAAGATACCGGGAACTTTTTAAATCTTCCTTATTTTCAAGGAGATAAGACAACCCGTTATGCTTTTAAAGACAATGGTAGCGCAGCTACTTTAGAAGAGTTTTGTGAGCTAGTAAAATATGTAAAATCAACTGATGTATCGCTCATAGAAGTGGAGAGGCCCGATTCGGAATTTTCTGATGGTCCTCCATGTATTGAAACACTGGCGGCTGAAAAAATTACAGAAGGAGGAAGAAACGCCGCCTTGTTTCACTTTGCAGTATTTGCAAAAAAGAAATGGAAGAATTGGAAAGAAAAAGTATCCTGGTTTCACGAGCATCATATGGTAGGAGAACTGGATCAAAAAGAAATAGATATTATAAAAGCCCAACACGATAAAAAAGATTGGGGATATAAATGTAAAGATGAACCCATGTGTAGTCATTGCGATAAAACATTATGTAGAAAGAGAAAATACGGAATCGGAAACGCTCCTACTTTTCCTGAACTTAGCGACCTTCAAGAAATTCAATTAGAACATCCTTATTATTATTTAAACGTAGATGGTAAACGTTTAAAATTAGATAGTCCTAAACATTTAAGACAACAATCTTTATTTGAAGAAGCATGTATAGCAGGAGTAGGAATGTTACCACCCACTTTAAAAACAAAAGATTGGAAAGGATTAATTAATACTCTTTTATCAAGTAGAGAAATTGTAGAAGCACCTGAAGGAATGAAAACAGAAGATCAACTACGTGAACACTTAGAAGATTATTGTAGTGATCGAAGACAAACTAAACGGAAAGAAGATATTGAAAGAGGAAATGTTTGGAGTGATGAACAACATCA